ATTTTATATTATAATGAAAGCGTCTGGTCTTGTTGTAGCTATTGTTGCTTTGGGAGCAATAGGATATTCTATTTCCAAACAAAAACTTGTTACTTTCACTTACGATGGAAAATCAACCGATTTCCCAAAAGTGCCATTTCGTATGATTGTTGCTGCTGGAGTAACTAAAATTGAAAATTGCGCTTTTTATAATTGTCCCAATTTAGTAGCTGCTGACATTCCTGAAGGTGTAACAATAATAGGTAATTCTGCTTTTCAATATTGCCGTTCTTTGAAAACCGTTTCTCTTCCTGATAGCTTAGAAAGTATTGAGGCCGAGGCTTTTGCTCGCTGCAGTTCTTTAAATGTCATTAAGATTCCCAAAGGCGTAACAAGCATTGGCAATCGTGTTTTTAAATATTGCACTTCTTTAACAACTATTAACATTCCTAGTGGCGTAGCTAAGATTGATGACATCACGTTTTATGGATGCACTTCTTTAACAACCATTGTTCTTCCTGAAAGTGTAACAAGCATTGGCATTAGTGCTTTTGATGGTTGTAGTTCTTTAAAAACTATTAACATTCCTACCAGCGTAACAAGCATTGGCAAATACGCATTTTATAGATGCAGTTCTTTAACAACCATTATTCTTCCCGAAAGTGTAACAAGCATTGGTTTAGCCGTTTTTTATGAGTGCGTTTCTTTAAAAACAATTGTTCTTCCTAAAAGTGTAAAAAGAACTTCTCCAGACGAAGAAATAATCATTGGTGATACTGCTTTTACTCGTTGCACTTCTTTAGAAACAATTAACATTCCAGAGGGAATAACGGGCATTGGCAAAGGTGTTTTTGCTGGGTGCATTTCTTTAAAAACCATTGAAATTCCTACAAGCGTAACAAGTATAGGCGAAGGTGTTTTTGGTGATTGCATTTCTTTAACAACCATTGTTCTTCCTGAAAATGTAACAAGCATTGGCAAACAAGTATTTGAGGGATGCACTTCTTTAACAACCATTGTTCTTCCTGAAAGTGTAACAAGCATTGGTGGACAAGCATTTTATAGATGCACTTCTTTAACAACCATTGTTCTTCCTGAAAGTGTAACAAGCATTGGTGGACAAGCATTTTATAATTGCAGTTCTTTAACAACCATTGTTCTTCCCGAAAGTGTAACAAGCATTGACGAACAAGTATTTGAGGGATGCACTTCTTTAACAACAATTAATATTCCTACAAGTGTAACAAGCATTGGTGAACAAGCATTTTATAATTGCACTTCTTTAACAACCATTGTTCTTCCTGAAAGTGTAACAAGTATTGGCACATACGCTTTTGGTGAGTGCACTTCTTTAAAAACTATTAACATTCCTACCAGCGTAACAAGCATTGGCATTAGTGCTTTTGATGGTTGTAGTTCTTTAAAAACTATTAACATTCCTACCAGCGTAACAAGCATTAGCAATTATGTTTTTTATGGATGCACTTCTTTAACAACCATTGTTCTTCCTGAAAGTGTAACAAGCATTGGTGAAGAAGCATTTTATAATTGCACTTCTTTAATAAGTATTAATATTCCCACAAGCGTAACAAGCATTGGAAACCGTGCTTTTAAAGGATGCGCTTCTTTAAAGCCTTTTGAAATTCCGGCAACCGTAACAAGCGTTGGCGAAGGAATATTTGACAAATAATTATAATTCTTTGGATTTTCAGAGTAAAATTATTTTATAAGAAACAATAATGTCGTTACTAAAATGATAACGACATTTATATGATTTAAAAATAATTTTTTATTAATAAATTAGTTTTTCTTATTACTATAGTTATTATTTTTCTTGTTTTTTCTCAATGACAACTTCTTTTGCAATATTCCTTATTATTTTTTCATGTTTCTTGTTATCATCTTCTGAAGTGGCTCCTCCCATAGATTCCAATAATATATTCTGATATTCCATGTGTTTTTTGGTCTCAGTGTCTTCTGCAGTTGGGTTTTCTTCTCTCCATTGTGGCAGTTGTTTTATATTTTTATGTTCAATTCCCTTTATTGCTCGTTTAATTTTTATATTTTCGCCATTTTCCTTTTCCCAAGCATCTTTGTCCTTGATATACAAAGTTTCTCGCTTCAAGTCACTGCAATGAATGGGTCGTTTACAAATATCAATGTCTTTAAGGTTTCTCAAAAAGATTTTAGTAATGCCTTCCACGTAGCCAACTCTACCAATCATATCTAAATCGCTTAATTGTAGTTTAATTTGCTCAACAAAATCAGTTAGATTAAGCGCATCTTTGCACGTCTCATTCAAGAAGAATTGTAGATTAAAATTATTTGTATTGTTGTTATTGGTTGTGTTATTAATAGTTTTTCCTTGTTCTGCCAACTCTATCAGTTTTTTATTTTGTTCTACAAGCTGTTTATTTTGTTCAAAAATCAACTCTTTAAACTCTTGATTCTGTTTCACAATTTCAAGAATAATGTTGTATGACATGTCAATTGGTAGGGCGTTTGGAACAACTTCTTGATTATTACATATTTTTTTGTGTTTCCATATACCATTTCGCGAATTATATGTTTTCCCACAATCGCCACAAGTTAAAAGGCAACTTTTGGCAACTTTTTTGTCACTAGTGTCACTTTTTTGCGCATTTTTGTGTTTATCGGTTAAAATATGTTTATCAAAACTGCTTTTTTTGCTTGTAAAATAGTCACACGATTCACAATGAAAAATTTTAGCAACTTTTTTGCAACTTTCTGTCACCATTTGTTTCTATATATAGCTAACACAAAAGTTTCCTAAACCTTTTCCCATAAAATACTTAAAATTTATCGTAACATTTTTTTAACATTTAAAATTTATTTTTACAGCATTAAGCTAACAAGGGGGAAATTTATACCCCTTTTTCATAAAACCTCGGCACTTTTGAAAATTGGACATTTTTTTTGTCCTTTTTTGGATTTTGGAAACACTTTTGACCCTCGAAATTTCCGCCATTTTCTTTAAGTTCACTTTTTCAAATATATATTATTTCCTGCGGCTGTAGTGCCTTTTTTTCAGTTGGCGTTGATTACGTCGTTTGGTGCGTCTATTTGTTCTTTTGCGCTTTCTGCCACCTTTTTCAGTTCTGCTCGTAACATTTTCACCTGGTCGCGGTCTTTCTGGTTGCAAACGCTCTGGGCATATGCGGCAGTTTTGTATTGAAGAAAACCCTGGAATACAACAATCGCTTCCTTCGTTTCCAACTACTTCTGCCGAGCGAAAGTCTGCCGGTGAAACAATGTCTGTAACAGGAACCTCGTCTAGGTTTATTTCTTTTATTGATGGGTAGTCTCCAGTTCTTGAAGAATGTGAATTTTGACGAGATATCTCAACAGACGCCATCGGGATTTGTTCCGTTCCAACAATATTGTCATCAAATACTGGGACAATTTGACGTCTTCTATTTTTTCTAGTAAACCAGCTTCCTCTTGGGGTTGGAGGTCTATTTCTAACTTGAAATTGAACTTCTCTTGATTCTAAATCAGGATTAATTTGGCTATTACTACGCCGTCTTAATGTAAATGGATTCGGCATTTATATATATTAACGACATAATTAAAAATTGAAACTGATTAAAAGAAAATCAAACGTTATACTAGTGTAATGCAAGCATTTGCTAAAAGTATGAAAACGGATAACAAGGTTTCTTTCTTGTTTATTGATGGAAGCTACTTTTGCTTTTACCGGTACCATTCAATTATGAGATGGTGGAAAAGCGCTTATCCGGAGAATCCGCTTGAAGACCCTTTTAAGAATGAGCAGTTTGTTGAGAAGTTTAGAAAGACGTTTGTTGACACTGTTGGCAGTTTGACAAAGAAATTGGGGATATACACAGATGATCCAATATTGATCGTCGGCAAGGATTGCAAGAGAGAAGACATCTGGCGAAACGAGTTTTATGACAAATATAAGGGAACTCGCGCAAAGAATGACAATTTTATGGGTGGCCCGTTCTTTAAAATGGTTTATGACGACAAGTTATTCCAAGAGGGAGGCGTCAGAGCCATTCTAAAGCACCCCAAGTTAGAAGCGGATGATTGTATTGCAATTTCTGTAAAGCACATTTTAGCAACAGTCCCCAACGCACACATTACCATCATTACAAGCGACAAGGATTATTTGCAGCTGGCTACCGGTAATGTAAAAATCTACAATCTTGGGTTCAAGAATATTTCTGAGGAAACACATGGAGGAAGCGCAGAGGCCGATCTGTTTTGCAAGATTGTCATGGGTGACACAAGCGATAATATTACGTCTGTTTTAAAAAAGTGTGGCCCCAAGACGGCCTTGAAGTGTTTTCAAGACAAACTCTACTTTGATGAGAGAATGAAAAAAGAAAATGCATATGAAAAGTTTCAACTGAATCAAAAAATTATTGATTTCAATTACATTCCACAGGATTTTATTGACGAGTTTATGCAATCAGAGAACTGCATTTATTCTTAATTTAGCCCACAAATTTCCCAATGCATTTCCACCAATTACACTCACTTTTCCATCTCTAATAACCCCTTTTCCTTCCCATATTCTAGTTTCCAATTTTTCTTCACTGCATCGCATTGCAGGATGTATTAGAAGTTTATTTCCACTTTTCGTTAAATCGGTTCTTACTTGTTCATATAACCTGAACTTATAATCGCATATTTCTTTTTGCACCACTTGGCTGATATTATCCCATAACATAATCTCTTCCATAGTGAATGCAAGACCTTTTTTTCCACCCATTTTCTTTGCTTCCGCGCAGTTTTTATATAGAGATGGTTTGATAAATTTCATTCCGTGACTAATCAAAGATTCTCTTCTTTTCTCGTCTTTACAATGTTCTCCTATGCGAAAGTATTTTTCCCCATGAAAACAATGTTCTCCGCTTTCATAAGTTCTTACAGTATCATTTATAACAATTACAACATCATTTTCCCAGAAATTGCTCAATGACCTATATTCTTTCTTTCCAGAGAAGAAATTGACAACGCTTTCTTCCAAGATTTTCTTGTCTGACATTTTTATTCAATTGATTTTAAAGATTAATTAAAATCAATTTTTATATTTTTCTTGTTTTATTCTTTTCACTGCCACCATAATATGCAGGGTTTCTTCTTGTGTTGTATCCATAATTTCTATTTCTATCATAAGCATTATTTCTGTAATCATAATTAACTGGAGGCCGGATATTTCTTTCCTTGTCTCTATCCTCATCTGTCTTTCTATATTTAATTGAAGATGGGGCAACGTGACCTCTCTCATAAAAGTCCAAGGGCTGATAAACTAAACCAAACATGTCGGCAAAAGATTGTCTTATTTTTTCGTATCGCATATTGCACGCTATAACAGGCTGTTTTAATAATGGTATAGATTCTCCCGGGTATAACTCCAAATCAACAATAACATAATAACTCAACTTGGAGTCTCCAATAGAACTATTTGGACTATTAATGTCAACGTATCTATTTCTACTGCTAATTGCGCCACCAGTCATACCTTTCTTAGCCTTTTTAAATCTAGCGGCCCTTTTTTTATTAAGAGCTGCTCGAATTCTTGGAGGAGGAATTGGTTGTGGACGAGGACCTAACCCGTGAAGGCGTACGTTTTCTCTATACTCATCCATAAGGTGATCTAAATAATTAGAAAAATCATTATTGTGACCAAACCAACCAGCATCTCTCGCCGCGGGAGACAAAAATTTCCATTGTGTTTGAAAAATTAAATACATAAAATATGATGGTATTTCACGAAGTTCATAGATAAATTTGTTATTTATGGTGCTCGTCATAATTTCATAATGTTGAACTCCAGAGTTAGGAATTTGTGTTAAAAGAATGAATGCATAATGTGTAAACTCATTTGCAATATCTTCGTTTCCGTTGCTAGGCACAACTCTATAATGTCCTGACTCGGCGACAGCAATTCTATTCCTGGATTGCGTTATATTTGGGTAAACTTCAAGAGTATTGCTTATAACTTCATATATACTTTCTCTACCGCCTCCAGCCCGAGCAACAACCTGCCTATTTGATACAACTCCAAAAACCATTGCTCCGCCATCATCTTGAAAATTAACGTACGTTCCCTCGGGAATAGGATTTTGCAAAGTAGTGTCAATAATAATAAATTTAATTTTAAATAAACGTTCAATAACGTTTATTGCTGTCATATCTCCCCAATAACGCCCAGTTGGATCTCTAATTGCATTCCTAACGGCGGCGTAATCATCACCAATCCATCTACCGTTTTCATCCAACAAAAAACTAAATTGACGTTTATAATCTTGCTGATCATCTGGCGCGTTTTCGTCAATGTTCTCAACATTTCTGTGAACGCCCCATCTACCAATTTCAGCGTCTGTAATGCCGTAATTTGGATCCGCGATAGCCATTCTTAATGATTCTTGTGAATAATAACCATTTTTATTAGCAAATGGATTATTTGATATTGTTCCCTTGTTAACAAGATCGTTGTTAAATATCATCGCGATTGCATAAAACAAACAATTTCCTCCGCCAGGGTTATCAATAACCTTCCAACTTTCAATAAGGTCCATTTTTTGCTCTTCTGGCAAATTACCAACTATGCGTTCCCTAATAGAATCTTCGTATAAATATATTATGTTTTCTTGTAAAGTCAAAGTTGTTTCTGCGTCTGTCAATCTTTCATTTTCATTTTGAAAAAATTTTATAATTTTTTCTCCAGGTGTTAATGGTCTATCATCATCTAATCCATCAATATCAGAATCGCTGTCTTCATCTTCTACAAGTTGTCTGCATTTTTCACGAATGCCAAACTTTGTCAATTGTGGAACAAGAATGTCAATTGCATCGTGATACTTTTGTTTTAATGATTTCATTGATCGTTTAAAAATTCCTAGTTTATTTTTATTATCGGTTTTAAGACCTTTATATAATTTTAAATTGTCGTTTAATAATGCGTCGCTGCTATATGTTCCTCTATCAAAAAACAAATAATCTGGAACAAATGGAAGAATGTTTGTATCTCCTGCAATTTGTTCATATGAACCAATGGTTCTTTCATATATTTTGTTCAATATGTTACCCAAATTTTGTTTTGTAGTTATTAGGGAAATTTCTCTAGAATATTTAATTGCCGATATTTTAGAATATATCGTGATTAGATCGTAACACAATATTATTGCCGTTTGCAACCTTATATAGTCATTTTGCTGCTCTTTAAATAATGCCGAATTTGGAAAAGCAAAATCTAATGCACTAGACGGTTGCTTTTCCAATGGAGTATTTTGGCGCGATATATATTGACTTAAAGCGTCGCGCTGTTGTTGAGTGTATTTTTCATTATATTGAGAAAGAAGAGTTCTTGCAATGCCCAGCTTTCCTTCAACGATTTCATTTACATCACTCTTTCCAACAATATAATCTTTTATGCTATCTAAAAATACGTCTGTTTGTTTATATAATATTTTCCACAGTCCAAGGTCAATTATCTGATCAAACTTTAAAACAGTAAACGTATAGATGTCAAATTGATAACGATTAATTAAAAGCAGTCCAGGAAAGTTGTAATATTTTACAAGAAGCTCGGCGTAGTTTTTTGGAATAGCTTCGGTTCTTTTTATAAAGTTTTCTATATGAGTCACGCTTTTTAACAAGGAGTTAAAACTATTCCCAAGCTCTTTATTAGATGATGGATTAATATTGTTTATAATATTTTTGTAACACTGCATGTCAAATTTAATCAAATTTAACGTCAATATATTTTGGTGTTGTTTTTCTACATTCTGCGATTTAAAAAGGTTTTCTTTTGAAATATATAACTGGGTGTAAAATGCGTATAAAGCTCTGATATAATCAATTTGCGCGATTGTTTTCTTAACCAATAGTTTAGTTGCTTCTAAAAACGCATCCAAAAATTGTTTTTTATATTTTTCTAATAGTATTACAATCTGCAATATTTGATTTTTCATCTGTGCGTTGTTTAATATAGTATTAATTGTTACTCCTCTAGTTCTAAAAGTTTGAATAACGCCGTTAATATTGGAAACAGCGTCGTCGTAATTTTTTTTATTTTTGAAAACATTGTTTAAAGACGACGCTTCTGGAGTAACGCTTGCAATGGGAACTCCAGACGTATCCTCCACTGGTGTTGCTATTGGCGTTGTTGATTTTGAGTTTACCGCCGCAGAAAAGATTCCAATTGAAGCGTCAAATCTTTCTTTTGCAAGTCTAAAAATGTTTCCCTTTTCTAATAAATTTTCATATAGAGGTTTTAATATTTTTTCATTTAATTTTACATCTTCACCATAGTCCCTATTAATAGAATATATCAAATTTAATGACACTGGGTCGCTTGATAAATTTGCTTCATCGTCCAAATTTACAACTGTTTGAAATATTAGTTTTTTTCCTGCTAATTTACGCGCTATTTTTGGGATGTTTTTTTTTGCATGTTCTTCTTCAGCCGCTGCTTCTTCTGGAGTTTTTGGCTTATTAGCTCCTTTTGCTATACTAGACTCATAATCTTCTTTAAATTTGCTCATATCGGTTGAAACTGCAAACCCTCGCATGACATTGCCATGTTCTTTCTTAAATTTATCCAATTCTGTTACAGCCAATTGATTTTGCATAGAAACGTTTTGACGATAGCCATATAAACCTTGACCATATGGAGAACTCATAACATTTTTCTCAAAACTCTTAGTGTCAATTTGCCAATCTCCATTAATCCATTCGTGTGCAAATATAGTGTAAGGTTTTCCTCTGATATAGAATTTAGTATTTTTTCTGAAGAGAGTGTCTAGTGTTACTTTAATATTGTTATCAATAACACCTGCTTTAGTTGCTTGTTCTAAAGTGAATCTTTTTTGAAAAGTGGATGATGCGCTTCTGTTCACTAAACTATTATAATCGTTCTTATTAAAAAATTGCGTGTATCTTTCTGATGCCGGATATCCAGAAGGAATGTTATATACAGCGGATCTAGTTAGTTTAATTAGAGGATTAAAATAAACCGTTTCACTTTTAATATTAGGAATAGTCATATCAGGTTCATATTTTATTTTTGGGTATCCTCTAATTCTAGTATTTATGAATATTGTTAATGTATTAGGGAATGACATACTTATAATACATTAAGAATATTAAAACACGGTTTTAATTATTTTGTACTACCTCTTTGAAATTTGAATACAAATTTTGTTGTGTTTGCTTTTGTTTCTCTTTTTTAGCCTTTTCTAAAACGGCAATTGCTGCGTTTAATTCATCATCTGATACAGTTCCATCTCCACTTGAATCTGCTGCGGTTTGCAATTTATCCAATACTCTATATTGACTGGGAACAATGCAGAATGTGCTTTCTTCGTTAAATAAATGGTCTGATAAAATTACAAATACGGCAGTTAGTCCAAGAGCCGCGTATATGTCGCGCGTTCCCATCCATGCCATAGCAAATACAAGAATTTGCTTACTAATTGACATCTTAAGATATTCTTCCGTTGATTTGCTAAATTGAATAGATATGAACTTTGACCCAATGTTGAGTAAAATCATAACGCAACCTGCAAAAAATTTGCTATTGTTGAGATATCCAATGTGATTGTTAACAAAATTTAGAGAATGTGTAAAAATATTGGAATTTGGCATTGTGTGTTGATTTTGTTGTGTTTTCTTTGTCATATAATTAAAGAATATAAAAATTAATAAAAATAAAATGTTTAAGTTTTACCCAATTGGTTCATAATGACCACCACTCCATTCTAAACGATATAAATTACTTGCATTTGAATTATTTAATGGAATAAATTCAATCTCATTTCTTCCAGGCGTTCTAATATCTAGTACTATTATTTTTGCATTCCATATATTGCACGCAGCCTGAATTTCAATTGCACCTCCCCATGTTGAGATATTGCGCATACATTGAATGTAATTTGAATTTTCTAGATTTAATATAAACTTAGTATCTAAACCGTCTATGATTGGTTTATTTTCTTCTAAATAATTACAAATTTTTTGTCTAATGTTGTAACTGTTATCGTGTATAAAATAACTTAAACTATTAAATAAACAACTCAGTTTTATATTTATATATTATTATAATTTTACAAAATATATAAATGATAAACGATAAACAACAATAAAATGTTATATTAATTTGTAGTTTTTTGCAAATCTAGTAAAAATATTAGAAATATTATTTATTTTATCAGAAGTAAAGTTTTCTATTTTTCTTGCATATGGTCTATAAAACGCATTTAATCCGGGAACAAACCCTTCCCTTTGTTCAACTCCGTTTATAATTAAACCAATTGAAATGGCTAAAATTACAACACCCAATAAAAACAATATGTCTCTAATTTTCTTATTCATTATAGCTTGCTATAATAGCGCAATATTTTTATTTAATTTATAATTTATCTATCATTTTTACACCATTGCACATTCAAAACGCCCGCTTTGCGGGCAGTTATGATTGGCGTGGAACGGTTACTTTGCGCGTTTCAAATGCGCAAAGGTTTAATAAAGGAAGCTGAAAATAAACTTCCAGTATATGGTGAAAATGCTTCAACTGTGTCACTTTTGCCTTTTGGTGCGGGTAATTGTTTAGACTGCGCAGATTTCACTTGTTCGGTCGCGCTTAATTGTTTGTCAACCATATTTGCAGTTGGTGCTGCAACTGACTGCGTCTTTGGAGGAGGTAGAGCCTTGGGTTTATCTTCGGGAGCGGGAGCCAGCACATTTGTAACGGTCACGTCTTTTGCTTCTCCGTCTTTTGTTACGGTTGCTGGTTCTGTCTTACCGGTGCTGGCCACGGGCGCTGAAGGATCTTGTTTAGCAGATTCACTCGCATTTTCTAACCCTTCATATCCAGAATCATGCAAATATATGTACAATCCTATAACTGAAATAGTAGCGACCAATCCTGCAACAATGTTGTAATTTGTCAATAAAACGACTATTAATAAAACTAATAACTTCCCCCAAGTAGAGTTTATTGGTTGACTAAATAAGTTGGGGTGCTGTGCTACTAAAAGAACAACCAAAACAAAAACAACCGCCAATATATTGTGTTTGCTGTTAGTGTAACTTAATAACTTTTTCACGCGATTCATTTATAAATATTGCTGATATTATTTTTTGCACTTTTAAAGATTTTTATATATTAGGAGAAATCTAAATTTTTATGAAAAGTTAAAAAAATTTATTCAGCAATTTATTATAATTTCAGTCTGTTTTCCAAATTATTATCTTAATTTTTATTAAGAGAATGTCTTTAGCAATGTATGCAGCACCATTTGATGATGAAAATACACAAATAAATAGTAAAGATAACGATGGACCAATAGCTAGAAAAAGACAAGCAAATAATAGAACACAAAAGCGGCTTCCTAAAGAAAACAATTACTCGGAAAAAGTGAATTCTGTTTTACAGAGCATTCACAATTCGCCCGAGCAATCTTCGGGACTAGCAGACTTTAATCCTTTGCCCCCCCCTACATCAGTTGGAGTTGAACAAACACGAATTAGAGAGATAAATGAGAGACAAGAGTCCAAAATGGATGGTTCGTCTTATACTTTAGAGAATACGGATAATAATCACCCCCAACAATCGCAAGAGGATTATTACAAAAGATTTATGCCCAATTATGATAAGCTTTATAAAACAACCCCTCACAATTTACCGTATTACAACACGGTTGCTCCAGCGCAACAAATGAGTGGAGAGAATGGTATTTTACTTGAGAAACTCAATTACATGATACATCTTCTAGAAGAGCAACAAGATGAACGCACTGGAAACGTAACGGAGGAAGTCGTTTTGTATTGTTTTTTAGGAATATTTATTATTTTTGTGGTTGATTCTTTTGTGCGCGTCGGCAAATACGTGCGCTAAATTGTTACTCTATCAACATTTAATTATTTTGTATATAATATAATAATATTTATATATTATATATGTCATATTTTAGAGGAAAAATGCGTCAATATAGGGTCGCAAATGACAGGTTTAATATAATGCTTGTTCGTACATTATTGTATAGACCAGTTTCGGGAACAATTAAAAACATGCAAAATCATCCATTTTTGTATTTAAGTAGAGGACCAAACCCTGCTGCGACCTCGGGACCAACTCAATCACAATTCCAATCTCAATCTCAATCTCAATCTCAAGCTGAACTTCAAGCTGAACTTCAAGCTCAACTTCAACTTCAATCTCAACTTCAAGCTCAACTTCGAGCTCAATCTCAAGCCATCATACAGACCCCACCGTCTAACGCGGTCTTCGCTTCATCAACGACTGGAGCGGTTCCTTTATCAACAATTGCGATTCTCTACGGCACAACGTGGTCGTTAAAAGGAGACTCAAATATTTTGGCTAATCAAACCTTAACAATCCCGGCCGGTTTTGAACTACAAACAAATGGTTTCTCACAAACTAACGCTGAGCCATTTATAACTAATTATTCATTGACAAATAATGGAAACATTATTAACAACGGCACAATTACCGTTTTTGCAACTCAAATGTTTGGAAAAAATAGCGTTGTCAACCAACCTGGAGCAATTATCACAAACAATGGAACTATTAATAATGGTGGGACAATTAAAAACAGTGGAGCAATTTTGGGAAAGTCAATTAAAAATATTGGAGGTGGACGTGTTATTAATTAATAATATTGATTTAAACATAATATTACTAATAATACTAAATGTCACGTGCATGTTGCAACGCCGCATCAATATGGTCGTCCGTTTCTAGTCAAATACCCAAAACTGCAGAGTCTCCGTCTTACTGCAATCCAAGCAGCGTTGCTTGTATGGTAGTTCATACAAAGCACAATGGTTGTCACGAGGTAAGCGAGTGCGATGAATTTGGACCAGTCACGACATTTAATCCACCATCCGTGTATCTTTTTAATAACAGAGAAAGCGCGACGACATTTTTTACTGATTATGTGTATACTATAAAATGCAACCATCCTCGTTGTTCAAAGCCGCCAGACAACGAGGAATTCGTGGATGATTGTGGAATGATTAGCTTTGACGAAGAAGACGTTCCAAGTTCTTATCAAGATCACACAAATCAAATATATATTATGGATTGTGGTGCGCAGTTATTTGCATCGCGTTCAATGAGCGATATTAATGAGCTTAACAAGATGCGCAGGCAAAAGAAGAATGCCAAGTCATTTAGCCTTCAAAAAAAGGAAGAAATGATAGCAATTGGTAAGATGTGCGAGGAATCAATGTAATATAAGTGCCTTTTGAGGTTGAAATGTGTGATACGCAAAATTATAAAAGAAATAAGCAGTTGGACTTACAATAACTGGTTTAGTTCTCATTTTCAATGCCGAAACAACCAACCCGTTATCAGACGTTTCTTCTATAACTGTGAAGCAAAACCCATGCTTCTCGCAAATCTTCCAAAGTGCAACTTTATAACCATGAATAAATACATCTGTTTCTCCCGCGTCAAAGCAATTAATAGACGCAAAGCAACATATTGCTTCAACACTTTCACGAATAAATGTGCACGATTTTCGGTAAAAATATGCACATTTGACGTATCCCGCCTCAATAATCATATAAACATACACATTCCCTGACCTTATAAGCTCTAATAAATTGGAAATTTCTGGTTGAATGCATATATCAAACTTTGCCGCACAATTTTCTCTCATGAAATCAAATAAATGATGTATGTTTGACTTGCCGCATTCTACTAGAGCCATACTAGGCATCAAATCTATGGGTTTGGTCCAACCATGCATTTCAAATCCATAACTATTATACACACATAAAGGAACGATTCCGGTCAACTCGTCTTCTCTCTTAAACAACGAAACAACAATCTGTCTATTATGATGTCTTTGATTATAATGATGCGTTTGAATAATTTGAGCGGCGACGCCTTTCTTGCGATACATTTTATCCACGCACAAATGATCAACGTAATATACGTCAAACAATGAGCGATTTTTTGAGCTGTTTATAACAACAGTGAGAGGTCGCGTTGTCATTATTCCAACTAGTTTTCTCGTTGGAGTTGTAGTGCCTTTTTTTAAGCTTACTAGAAGTTCATCTTCGTAGTAAAAAGAGAAAAAACTAGACGCATTATGCCCTTCAAAATATGGCATAATATTATTTTTCTTTGGTTCGTAACAGTTTCCCTGGTTTTGCAAGTAATTGGCGCATATAAAACGGACAAACTTGTTCATTTTAAGCTCGCTCACAGATTCATATTTGAGTGTTTCAATTGCATTAAAATTGCAATACTTGTTTTTTTCTGGAAGTTCATGATCAATAATTCCTGGTGGAAACAGATAATAGCGAAAATCGTAAAAGTGGAAAACTGGTTGCAGTGTCCAAAAACGAAATTTCATTTTGATGTACGCGGCGAAACAAATGATAAGAAAAATGACGACTAATAATATGTATAGAATGTATTGATACATATTATTTATTGCGAGTAAAAGTAGCGCATGTTTACGCGATTAACGTCTTTGTATCTGCGTGTAATGCATATAACCCATGAAAATAATAAAGATTTTTATTCATTTGGCACCACCTTTTCTAAAGATGGTTACGCAGGCTTTTGAAAGATAAATAGGTATTGGTATTCGTAACCAACTTTGATTAAATCTATTTTTCCTTGTATAATAAACCCGGCATTCTTTGCAAGGACTAAAATATCTGATTCGGATTCCATGTACATCTTGTGCTCTTGTTTTCTGAATATTTTTCCAGTTTCCTTGTTTTTGAATTTCTCAACAAACTTTGCAGAGTTCTTGCCGTCGTCTAATTCAAAATTGGCACTGTATTTAAAGCCTTCAAAATTAACATTACTTGATGTAATACGTTCTTTTGCATATCGTTGAGGAGTCAGCATCAAAAGTGGGTTTGCTGGTGGTAAAATGGGGTCAAACATCTTTCTATCAACAATGTGAACAACTAAGCTTCCACCTGGCATTAACCAGTTCATGCAATTATTGAAAAACTGGGTTTTATCTTTGATGTAATATAATGTAAAATAAAGGCATAAAATGTGAGTAAAACTTTGAGGTTGAAATTGCATTGCATTTAAAATGTCGCCTTCAACAAAATCGTATTCGGGATAATTCTCCTTTGCCTTTTCAATCATAGAATGCGAATTATCTAGACCAATTGCTTTAAAACCTTTTTTATTCAAAAGTCCAACGTGATGGCCGGTTCCAGAACCAACATCTAAAATAATGCTTTCTTGAGTAGGTTTAGTTGAATTAACAATTTGACCAATCTCATAATCATCTTTCAAGTTGTTGAAAACCAAATGATCGTAAATGTCGCTATAGAAATCATCATAAACATCAGAATCGGTTTTAAACATAAACTTATCTGTTTGTTCAAAACCTTCTTTTCCTGTTCTAGTTGTTCTAAAAATTCCAACGACGATTAATAACAATATTACAAAAAATAACACCTTTCCCCATGTGGATGATTTTTTATACACGCTAGAAATGGATTGCAATGGTTTAGTAATATATTTAAGAATATTGGTTGTCATTTCCTTCTATATGTATTGTTGTGATTTTTTTTGTTTTATATAAATTATAAACAAAATGTCTGAAATAGAAATCAATGATATGCGAGAACAAAAGGAATTTAAAGGTATAACATTTTCTGAATTCAAAAAAACCGACGTAAAAAAAGAGTTACTAAATAATTTATCAAAATCAAAAATAGAGCCAGCGTGCTATTGGTGTGCAGAATTTATATGTTCGGGTCATTATAGTGACTTGTGGGAAATTATTCTTTATTTTTATAGTAAACACATTCATTTAGGAAATCCTAAACTTGCCATATATCTTGATTTAAGAATACAAGCATTTAAGGAAATTATTAGCAATGGATACAATGGAAATGAAATTAAAATGAGAAATAGTGATAAGATTAGAAAGTTATTTTGCGAAATTATTTGCATTCTATGTGATGCAAAACGCAAGCATAGTTTTGATGAAGTGAAAATCAAAAAAGAAGATTTTGATATGACGCACATGACTGACAAATTAAAAGCACCAAACGCGCAATATGCGCAACACATAATTTTGCCCGGAGATCCAAAGGAGTTATATATAGCAATTAACGAATTTACATATAATATTTCAAAAGACGGAAAGAACTGCATAAATGCGTGCTATTGGATTGAGTGGATTTCAGAGTTTGAGACAATATGCAAAAATAAGAAAGAACCGTGCAAGTGCGAGAGAAGATCAAAAATTCCAGTCAGTAATAAAGACCAACAAGACGTTGTATGGTTAATTTGGGATGCTCTTATACAAGAATCAGAAAAACACCATAAATTGGTTCAAAAGATTATGAAAAGTCTCTTGAATTTGTTTACATTGAAGTATTCTAATAGCTGTAATAAAAAAAGAAGATATATTTTGTATTATGCTGTGGCGCTTTTAACTGAACCTGTTAATTTAGAAGAAGAGCTATTAAAGAATAAAGATCAAGTGACGCTTGTAACTGGCAAGATTGACAATATATACAAACAAATAAAAAAGAATGAAAAATCTCCACAGACAGACTATTTATTTACAAATGTAAATAAGAGTAATTTAGATAAAACAATTGCCAAGTTGGAAAAAATGAATAATTTTGGAGATACATTTATTCCGAGAGTATAACCACCTTTACACCCTTGAAGATTTAAAACCGCACCTTTAATTATTTACTTAAAATAATTATCAATATAATTATTGGAATTATTATAATTTTTAGAACATGTATTCAAACACATATTTATATCCATAGTATTATCACTATGAATTATTGATACAGAACCTACATACATTTGTTCAATAGGTAACTTGCTACAATTCCAAGCAATTTTAAAATCAAAGTCGCTTTTAATATACATGGATGAAATAATACAATCTACATAATTACGCAATTCAAAATTTCCAATATTTGGTAAAGGACAATTAATAATAAAATTACTGCAATAGGCTTGATAATATGCCCTTTTTAATTTTTCTTCTAATGTTTCAATTGTATCTTTTATTTCATAATTTATAATTATTAATCCAACATTATTTTTGATATATGGTAATTCTTCAAATGCTACTGATAAAGCAACTACCATTGGTCTGTTTAACTGAAGAGATTTATATATTTTATTTAATATACTCAAATATAAATAACATTTTTTATTTTTTGTATTAATATTTTTTTCAACAATTATATGTTCTATT